CAACGCGCGTCATTGCCTCGTCGTGACGCTTACCCGCGGCAATCGTCGCTGCGCGTTGTGCGTGGTACGCACGATCAGCGTTCGCCTTTGTTCCCATCATGCCGCAAGCCTTTCTGCAATGCGCCCGCGATTGATCGCCATGGCGTCTTCGGTTGGGGTCCAGTCGTTCCACCAGTTGTGCATTGACGGGCGCGCGTATTCGAACCAGAACCCGCGAAGGTTGGTCGCATACCCACGACGGGTCATCTCGTCGCACAGTTGGTTGTGTCGATCACGCAAGTAGCCAAGTCGCGCATAGAAGAAGCGCACATGCCCTGTGCCGAGACGATACTCGGTCGGGTTGCGTGGGTCGTCGGGCCGTTCGCCGCGTTCCATGGCTGCAACAGCCAATGGGAACACACGAGGCAATTCGCGATACTCGGCAACGAGGTGCTCGCGCGTCAATTCGGTGACAGGCACACAGTTAATCCTGGTCATAGTTCCACCCGTAACTTGGCATACCATCGCAACTCGGCCATATCGACCCGGTGCGACGACGATTGAGGACACCACGTTTGACAAGGCGATTGAGCCGCCAATGCCAGAACCAGAACGACGTGAGCGGTGAGAAGCACGCAATTCCGTCGATGCGTTGCATGTAACCTTTAGGCACATGCGTCTTGAAGTATTCTTCAACTGCGTCCTCGAAAGGATCAGGTGCCCAACGAACAAAGACAGGAAATGACGTGCGCCAGAAACGCGGATACATGATCCCGTACCATAGGCGACCAATCTGGCCCTCCCATGCTGTGGCGTATCGGTTAAGCAGTATCATCGTCGTCCTCCTTGATCCAAGTGTCAGCGAGTGGGCCGTCACCTGCGGGTTTGTAGCCAGCCGCGCGCAACGTCGCTTGCCACTCCTTGAGCATCTCCTCAGACACTGCGGCTTGTTTGAGCATATCACGAATGTTGATCGTCGTCCGCTTTGTTTCAGAAAGTTTCTCAGGCCCGCGGGCATACGCGTCAGGCCATTTGTAGTTTCCGCGACAGTCAAAGCGACCGAGGTCACGAGGCGGCTCGTCGTAGTGCGCGAGCACACGTTTCTCGATCTCCGAGAAGTCAACGTTTGCCAGATGCTCAGTGCGCGGGTCCATCGCTGGGCGATACGACCGCGAGGGCAGCTGCTCACGAATGTTCGGTTTCGACGACGAGAAGCGACCCGTCACAGTGCCTAGCACGTCGGGCGGTGGGTATTCGCCCGCGATCTGCGCTTGTTTGATCTGGCCCGCGCCATAAGCCGCCATGAGCATTAGTTGCAGCGTCTTGCCGCTCTTGTGCGGGTGTGTGATCACGCGTTTGGGTTCGTCAGACATCAGTAGTCTCCGTCAAGCAGAATGTGAGCGCCTGCCTCCCGCATGTCGATCTCTTCGACTTGCAGGTCCTGATCTCGATCAAGGCCAGCCTTCTCGAGTTCGTCGCGCAGATACTTGCGTGCTGTGCCCGCGCCTTGCGCAAGGACAACGGCCACTGCGCCTACGGGCCAGTGTCCATTGAAATAGATCTTAAACAGCTTCATCTATCTTCTCCCACAACGAGGACATTTACCACCAATAAACCGTGGCCATTTAAAACCGCACCACGAGCAAATCAAATCCATTGAAAACATTCTTTTCTCCTAAAAAGGTATCTCGTCTTGATGTTGAGATGAAGAAATCTTGGGCAGTACATGAACTTTGTCCAGAGGCCCTTCCTTGGCTGTCAAGCGATCAACGACGCTAAACAACCTTTCGAATAAAAGATTCTGCAATTCACGAGATTCATCTTTGTAGCCATGATTGTGATGCAACCATTCTTCATACAATGTTGATGCAAGAAAACGGTATCCTTGATCGAATGTCTTCTTGCAGATATAAATCTTTGCACCAGCAACTTTACCAAAACATCCTATTCCAAGGTCTTCAACAGTGACGAAGTCGCTTAATTCAATGTCGCAATCAAGTCGACGAAGAAGAACCTGCGCTTTTTCAAACTGCTCAATGTCGAAGTCATCTAGTTGAACAACTTTAGGTTCAAGTTTGTCTTTTGCGTGGTGTTCCCATTGTTTGCGTGCTGACTTCGATAGTCGATTATTAGACCTGTTACGATTGACAACGCGCATAAAAGCATCTGAAGGTGTGATATACTCATGAAGCAGAACAAGTGAATGCTCAAAAGATCCTTGCTCTGCGAGTATAACAAGCAGTATCACATCTTCGTCGTCACAAGTGATCACAGCATGCTCAATCTTTGTTTTGTAGTCATAAGTGGACTTGATCGACCTGTCTTCCGTGAGAACCTGACCATTAGTGATGTTGTAGGTAAAGATTGAAGCGTTCTGCAATTTATGAGTTTTAACACCTTTGTAGTATGCGGTCTTGTTGATCTCCTTTTTGTGAAATTCAACAACGCCTGAGACAGCGACGGGTGTAGTAGGAAGAAAAATTTCATGCCTACCATGATAACATGTAGTTATCTCAGACCCTGAGACGACGATTTCTGTCCCATAAGTCTCAGCAGGTTCTTCATCAGAAATAGTGCCACCTTCATCAAGACAATTCGAATGTAGTTCGCGATATGCTTGCCACACTTCCCAATCCCTACCCATCTTAGTTGTAAAACCAAGCTTCTCACCGTTCATCGTCACAACGTCAAATTCTTCGTCACGAATGATTGCTTTTTCTGTACCGAACGTGTTTTCTTTTCCTTCAGTGAAAATAGAAACCTTATGTCCCGTGCGAAGAAGCGTTGAGATTGCAAATTTCAAACCTGTACCGAAGTAGCCAATTGCAGAGTCAGAATCTTTTACAGACACGCCTAGGATCGTTACTGCTGCGAGATCAATCGTCTCGTCGTTGTAAAAATAAACTGTCATCTTTGGCGCCCTCCTCGGAACGCAAATGCGGAATGTGGGTCGATTGGTTCGAAGTTCAAAGCGATCATGTCTTTGATGCGTTTTAACGCGCAAGCTGCAATTGCACGATCTGCAATCCGTGACGACTTCGCAAGGTCGTAGCATCGTAGAGCAGCGTCACGCACTTGTTCGTGTGTCGCGTCTTGATCAATCGCACTGACTTGTTCAATGAGTGTCATTTTGTTCTCCGTTGATAACTCAGTTATATCAGTGTGATTGTGTGTGTCAATATTTACCTGACGATCTTGTAGGTAGCACCGGGCCGTCTTGGTAGCCTCGTTTGTGGATAACGCCAAACTCTTTCTTCATCACACGAAGCTGCTTTGGTGTGGGTTCAAAGTCGTCGCCCTCTCTATACCAACGGAGGTCATTGTCATTTGCTCCTGGAGGCCAAACTTTGACCCAACCTTCCATGTCGCGTGCCTCGTCCATAAATAAGAATTGATAAATAAATTCTGAATGTCGCGTGTAAGGAACGCGGTAGAATCTACCATTTGGATCTATCCACCCACAGTCCTGAGTCGTCTCAAGTTCATCTATGAGACGGGGTCTTTGAAACGTGTACCGCATACCAATATATGAAGTTAGCACTTCTTGGTCTCCATCACGTCTGATACCAGCTGGTATGTTTCCTTCATCGACAGAAACAAATTCGTTCATTTCGTCGTCAAGCTCGTACACCCCTGCCCAAGTTGCTAACTTATACAAGTTCCTACAGTCACTTTTTGTTCCATAAACTTGGTACACATGTTCACCGCTTTCTCCAACGTCACGAGCAACAATCTCATAAGACATGTCCGGCAAGTCCAGTTCAACATTCTTTTCAAGTCCAATATAGTACGCGAACAACCTGTTACAGAATTTAAGATGCAGTTTAAAGAAGCGCTCAGCGAAACCTGAGTGACAAGGTCTAGCAATAAAAATAGACGTATTTTCAGTGCAGTCTTTCACTAACTGAACAATGGTCTCATCTTGAACAACTTGGATCATTGTGTGAGGTTCAGGTCTTCTCATAATATCAAGACCAGTGCACGCGAAACCTTCATCTTGCAATGTTTTGGTCATCAAACCTGAACCTGCGCCTATGTCAAGAACAGGGTGGTAACGAAGATGAACGCAAGTTGATAACCACGCTTTGAAATTTTCATTAGGAACGAAAAAATCGAGGTCTGGCATCATACCAGCCTGTAATATAGCCAATGTGTCAGGACAATGGTCTAATTCATCATCGTTATCTTCTTCGATTTCATCAACACGAACAAACCGCCGCGCTTTTTCATGAGGACGCAGTGTGTTGTTGTAAAAGTCTAGCAACGCATGAGCACGCTGCTCAGGTGTGTGCTGATCCCAACCAGGATTGTCAATTTCAGAACGAGGTCGTTGATCAAGTTGCTCGGAATGCTCTTGGTCAGAGTCGTCATTTTTCCAGGTGAATGTGCCTTGCATAGTTGTTATCCTTGTTTAAACGTTAGCGCTTCGCGCATGTGCCAATCTAGGTCGTCGCGCACCGAACCAATGCGATGCGCAACAGAATCAAGCGTGCGCGATGTACTGTGGTCAGTTTCGTTGCGCGCGTCTTGTTCGAACTCCTCAGACAGCGTTTTCAACACGCTGTCCAAGAATGCTTTTGTTTGTTCAGGAGTCATAAATATTCAGCAAGCTTTTCTTGCTACCTCTTGTCTGTCACGAATTTTGTCAGCTTCTTCATTCAAGCAGCTTTCAGGAATACGAAGAACGAAGCCGTCTGCCCACTTCATTGCAACGTCACGTTTAATCTGTTCACACATGTTCTTGACTGAATTACCTCCCGACCATGTTGAACGATTAGACGACGCCATACGCAAAGCTTCTTTGTTTACAGCTAGTGAAAGAGCGTTCTTGTCTTTTCGATCTTGGTTCAACCAAATCGCAGCAGCAACCTCAAGCATTTCATTCTCGATTTTAGTTGAATAGTCAGAAGAAAGTTTTTCTAAAGTTTTTTCTACATCCCATGCAGGCGCTTCAGCAAGTTTCTCTTTGTTGATAATATTTGACATAGTAGACTCCGTTGTTTGATAACTGAGTTATATATCCTAGAAAAGCAGGTGTCAAGCACATTATAACTGAGTTATTAACACCTTCTTTCTCGATTGCGATTTTAACATGTTGGCACATATTATCACCGACAAACGGGCGGAGCCCTCTAAATCCTGACAAGAGGACCGATAATGCCGCGCACAGTTGCAACCGTTCATTCAGATTACACTCGTCGCAATATCCAGTGGTCCCGAATCCGTGACGCGCTTGAAGGTCAGGACGAGATAAAAGAGAATGGTGAAGCGTACCTAAAGAAACCTGACGGCATGACACAAAGCGCATATGACGCTTACAAAGATCGTGCGCAATTCTTCCCAGTCATTGAACGCACACTGCGCGGAATGTCCGGCATGGTGTTTCGTCACCCAATCAAGTGCGAATTGCCTTCACGCCTCGAGCCACTTAAAGAGGCTGCAACGACTGACGGTCATTCACTTGCCGTTATGGCTGAGAACGTCGTCAATGAGGTCCTCAGCATTGGTCGCTACGGGATCCTTGTCGATTATCCGCAGGCGAACACCACAGCAACGTCAATTCCGTATCTTGCGACATACACAGGCGAAAACATAACAGATTGGGAAGTTCAATTTGTTGATGGTTTGAGAACGTTGACGCGCGTTGTACTGAAAGATGATTTTGACTCAGATGACGAAGACGTTAACGACGCCGCAGAAATGCGGCTAGAATTGATTCTCAATGACGAAGGAAACTACGAAGTTCGTCGCTGGAAAGCAGCTGGCTCTGAAAAAGGCACAAATGAAGATTCACCAACATTCGTTATGGTTGGTGAACCAAAAGTGCCCGTAGTAAATGGAAAGCCTCTGAAACGCATACCATTCGTGTTCATCAACCCTTACGATTTACGTCCTGAGGTTGAGAAACCTCCTATGCTTGATCTTGTTGACGTGAACATTGGTCACTATCGCAACTCAGCAGATTATGAGCACGCATTGTTCTTGACTGCGCAACCTACGCCTGTGGCAATTGGCGCAATCACAGAAAAGAATAAACCCGACGCTATTGGTTCAGGTGCTTTCTGGATTCTTCCTGAAGGATCATCTGCGATGTTCCTTGAGTTTGGTGGTGCAGGTATTGAGGCACAACGCCAAGCAATGCTCGACAAAGAAGACCGTATGGCTGCGCTAGGCGCGCGAATGATACATGACGGTAAGAATCGTAATGAGGCGTCAGACACCGCGAAAATGCGCGGCAAAGGCGAAATGTCATTGCTCACCAATGTTGTGAATATGGCAGAGGCGGGAATTGATCGTGCATTACGTATTGCAGCCGAATGGGTAACTGGTCGTCCTGATGACGTTGAAGTAAAGCTCAACCGTGACTGGGTTGAAACTAAGATGGATCCGCAAACGCTTAATGCGCTTGTGAAGTCGTGGCAATCAGGTGCAATGTCGCATCAAACGCTATATGAAAACTTACAGTCTGGTGAAATTGCTCCCGTTGATCGTTCTTTTGAAGACGAGAAAGACTTGATCGAAGAGGAGGGCGGTGATCTTGGTTTAGGCGTAAATCAGCTACTTGGCGCAGCTGCTCAGCAGGCGCCCGAGTCTAAGCCAAAAGAAGACGAGTCCGGTGAAGAAGAAGCCGCGGGCTCACAAGAAGGCAAAAGATAATGGTAACAACAGCGAGAGTCATACTGAAGGAATATCACTAAACGCGTAGATGCACCATGTGACTGATCAATTCGTGGCTTTTATCATATTGTTAACATCTTTTAGCATACCTTATTTTGACAGATTCTTAATTGTTCATTGAACGATTCTTTGTAATCGTCCATAGTGGTTCAGCGGGCGTCACAAGGCGCCCGTTTTCATCACACAAGAGAAAAGGAGCGCCTTTATGTATGGGCCAAGCCATCCCGTCAGCATTGACCAACATATCCAGAAATACCGCATTGGCCCAGACGAACAGTTTCAAGACATGTGTTGGCGCATTGCAGACAAACTTGCAGACAACGAGGCACACAGGCGCGACATTTATCTGACACTACTTCATCAGAATTTTATGCCTGCAGGTCGTGTGCAACGCGCTGTGGGTGCGCCGATGCGAATTTGCGCGCATAACTGCTTTGTGTCCGGAACAATCAAAGACGATTCCGTAGACATCATCGACAAAGTTTCAGAAGCTTTCCAAACAATGCGAATGGGCGGCGGTATTGGTTACGATTTTTCAACGCTTCGGTGGCGTGGTGCTTTTATCAAGTCGTTGCGTTCAACAGCATCTGGTGCTGTCTCATTCATGGACATTTACAACGCGGCATGTAAGACAGTTCGATCAGCAGGCGGCCGACGTGGCGCGCAGATGGGCGTTCTGCGCATTGATCATCCAGACATTGAAGAATTCATCGACGCGAAGACAGCTGCGTTGTCTGACGATGTGATGAAAGCACAAATGCTTCTAAGCATGAAGAAGACAGAGCTCCAAAAAGCATACGAAGAAAAGCAAGACGATGAAACTCTTGCACGCCTCGACTTCTTTGTTGAAATGGAGCCTTTCATGCTCGACATGGTCGAGAAAGTTTCAATTCAAAACAGGTTGTCTGCTTTTAACGTGTCAGTCGCGGTGACTGACAAGTTTATGGAAGCTGTTGAATCTGATGGCGACTTTGATCTCGTATTCGATGGTAAAGTTGTTCGAACAGTTAAAGCACTTCCTTTGTGGAACAAACTAATGCAAGCCACTTGGGACTGGGCTGAACCAGGTGTGCTTTTCATCGACAGAATAAATTCGATGAACAACCTTTACTATTGCGAAGTCATAGCAGCAACAAACCCTTGTGGTGAACAACCACTGCCTCCTTATGGCGCATGTTTGCTTGGGTCTTATGTTGTTCCGAAATACGTTCGAAAATTTGGTGACAAATATTTCTTTGACGAAGAGGCTTTTAAAGCAGACATTCCAGGCGTCGTTCGAATGATGGACAATGTTATTGATGAAGCTCTTTACCCGCTTCCTCAACAGGAAAGAGAAGCAAAAGACAAACGTCGAATGGGGCTCGGTGTGACAGGCGTTGCGAACGCAATTGAAGCCATGGGCTTTCCTTATGGTTCAGCTGGCTACATCAAAACACAAGATAGAATTCTTCGCATACTTTTGAATGAAGCTTACCGAGCATCAGCTCTTCTTGCAAAAGAAAAAGCGCCTTTCCCTCTCTGGGATAAAGAAAAGTTCATGAAAGGCGAGTTCATCAATAGTGGCGTATTTGACGATGACGTTCTTGAACTGATCAATGAACACGGTTTGCGCAATTCGCACTTAACGTCCATTGCGCCGACTGGTACAATTTCATTAACTGCTGACAATATGTCGTCAGGCGTTGAACCCGTTTTCTCATACGTAACTGGTCGCGAGATAATCAATCAAGATGGCGTTACCAAACAGTACGTTGAGATTGATGACTACGGTGTGCGTGAGTTTAACGTCAAAGGACGACGCGCTGATGACCTCAGCGTTCTTGAACATGTGCAAGTATACACCGCTGCTCAACGTTACGTTGACAGTTCAATTTCCAAGACCTGTAATGTTGGCGGAGATGTTTCTTTTGATGACTTCAAGAACATTTATATAGAAGCATGGAAAGCTGGTGCGAAAGGATGTACTACATTCCGGCTCGATGGAAAACGATTTGGCATTATGAAGTCACTTGACGAGTCAATACCTGAAAACGAGATAGAGCAAATGGAAGCGATTGTCTCAGGCGAGGCTTGCGTGTATGATCCTAAGACAGGCACTAAATCATGTGAATAGGAGAATGCAATGCCAAAAGGAATGGGTTACGGAAAAGGTAAAAAGGGCGGCAAGAAAGTCGGCGGTAAAAAGAGCGGCAAGAAAAAGTAAATCATGACTTCCTTGAATGAACGTTTTATGGATTTTCAAGTCGCACAGCAAGTGCGATGGATCCGGCTACAGAACAGAGAAGTCCGTGAGGCTCTTCTGATCCTTCGTCGAGTCGAAGAGAATCTAAAAACTATCCTACAAGGAGCAAACATTGATGAAGGGCGTTTCACGGAAGCACGTTTAAACGCCCTTCGTATTCAAGTCGGGAATCTGATTAAAGCACTTGAGAGTGAGCTAACCCCCGTACTTGTTTCAAATGTTCGTGATGCTTTAGAAGCAGCGGCTGAAGTTGAAGAAGCTGCTTTCGTTAGAATACTGCCCGCAGGTCTTGACGTTACCACGCCTAATTTGGGCGTGCTTCAAACAGCTGCAACTTCAACGTCGTTCAATGGTGCAACGACCACTGAATGGGCAAGAGCATTTCATAGGTCACTCACTGAGACAACTTGGCGAACGATTGTTGATGGAATAACCTCTGGTTCAACAAGCGACGATATTGTCCGAGAATTGATCGGAACAAAAAGCGCGCGATTTAAAGACGGTGCACTACAGGCAAGACGGCGTGGACTTGAAGCTCTTGTTCGAACGTCAATCAATCACGCGACAAATCAAGGTCGTCAAGCAGTCTGGGAGTCAAACACTCACTTACTCAAAGGTGTTCGATGGGTCGCGACACTCGACACAAGAACAACACCGATTTGCAGGGAACGAGATGGTAGAGTTGGTCCTGTGGTGGATGACCCAAATTGGACACCGCCTGCAGGTTCATCAAAACTTGATCCACCATTTGCAAGACCACCTGCTCACATCAATTGCAGATCGACAACAGTGGCCATAACTAAATCCTGGAAAGAACTTGGCTTTGACGTTGAAGACTTGCCTCCCGCAACTCGCGCGTCAATGGATGGTCAAGTACCTGCAAACACTACCTACTTTGAATGGTTGACAAGACAGTCGTCTGCAACGCAAAGTGAGGTGTTAGGTCCAGCTCGAATGAAGCTGTGGAAGGAAGGCGGAGTCACGCCTGATAGATTTCAAAATGATGCTGGCCACTATTATACTTTGGCGGAACTGAAACGTCGCCAGCCTCAAGCCTTTAAGGATGCAAATCTATGACCTTCGAACAGTGGTTGCAAAGCAGACTAACTTCTCACGGCTTTCCAGTTGGTGGGATTGATGGTATTATCGGTAAGACAACGATTGCTGGCATTAAAGCTTTTCAAAAATCCCGAAACTTAACTCCAACAGGAAAAGCTGACGAAGTAACCGTTGCTGCGCTACGTGTCAGTTCTTCATCAGGTGAACCTGTAATTCAAGGGCGTGATGAACTTCAACAAAGAACTTCAACACTATCAAGCTTTCCTCGTCAACGTAATGTTGAAAGTTTTTATGGAAAAGTCGGAACCAATCAAACACGAATTACGCCTCCTTGGAAAATGAGACTTGCGTGGGATAAGCGTAGATTTATCCAAAAAATGACACTTCACGAGAAAGTAGCAGATAGTGCTTCTCGTGCAATGCAACGTGTGTATTCGAGCTATGGTGACGCAGGAATAAAAAAACTTGGCTTAGATCTTTTCGGCGGTTCGTTGAACGTCAGAAAAATGCGAGGGGGATCTCGTTATTCAATGCACAGTTGGGGTATTGCGATTGACTTCGATCCTGAACGAAATCAATTACGCTGGAAAGAGCCTCGTGCAAGATTGTCTCATGATGACGCTGTTCCGTTCTGGGAAGCCTGGGAAGCTGAAGGTTGGATTGCACTAGGTCGAGAACGAAATTTCGATTGGATGCACGTTCAAGCTGCGAGGTTATAATGACACGCCTTGAAAAAGCGAAAGCGTGGTGGAGACCTGCGTTGGCTTGGTGTTTTGTTTTTGGTTGGTTTGCAACACTCGCAACTATTCTTGCTTTGCTTTGGCTTGGCAGAGTTACGCTTTCGGACGCAAGTGGTCTTTTAATCGCTCTTGTTGCAGGTGGAGCTGCTCCAACTACAACTTACGCTCATGGGAGGACAACTGAAAAACGATTTGGTGTTGATGAAACAACACCCCCTCCTGGATTTCAGCAAGACTGATTAAGACCTTTTTACTCACATAACTCAGTTTATATCGACCTCGATCAACGGTAGACGGCTTTAAACCAGCGCGATAACATAGACGTGCAAAAGCGTTCATTAAGCTGTCTCGGTGTGAAGCAATCACAAATAAACCGTCACGAGGAGACCCTTTGATCGTTTAGCTCCGAAAGGAGGTGATCTTGTATCTGGCAAAAGGCCGCGCGTTAAACTGCGTGGCCTTTTGTTCGTTCAACATCAAATTGAACAGTACCTTATTTTTAGAATAACCGAGTTATAGCATCTTCAATAACTCGCTTGCAGGTCTGAAGTCCTTTTTCTATCTTCGGGTTGACTGACAAACCTGAGGGCCTCAGGAGCGGTCTAGGCAGAGCCGAAGAGAAGGATAATATCACTATGCCAT